GTAACTGACAATCAGCGCCAGTGATATTACCAACAACACCACAGTAATCAGCCCTGCTTCAAGAATTCCAGTCATTCCATTTCCTCGTCAAGCCATTCCTGATACTGTCTTTCACATTCAGAAAGATGCTCTTCCGATGCGCATTTCCAATGATGATATTCATCGCTTTTGAAAAACACACAATCAAAGCACGATTGTTCGAAATGACCACGCTTGAACATCCTAAACGCTATTTCATCTTTGCTAATACTGTTTACCCATTGTTCTTTTGTCATCGTCCCTCACAAGAGTGGGATAATGGGCAAGGCAAGGAGAACCCCACATCCACTCGTGAACAAGAAAGAACAACATACATCATCCAACCATGTCCCTTGTCTTAGAAACCCGTCAAAACGGGATTTCTTCATCATCATTTGCGACTTCAACGGTCTTCACAACCCCGCCCAGCTCGGCGACTGTGTGATAATTTCCGTTTTCGTCATACCAGTCATCCTCGATCCATTCATCAGGCTGTGCGCCCCAGAAATAAGTTTCCATGTCAGCCTCCTTTAGTTATGATGAAAGTAAACCCATTCACCATCGTTCTTGGTAAGAGTGTATTTCTCGCCATGGTACTTCACCGCCCAGCTCTGTACATGAATCCCTTCACGGGACAGCGTATCGACTTTGGTGATGATTTCGCCTTCACTCAGAACCATTTCGCAAATTTCTTTTTCGTTGTTTGTCATTGTCAGCCTCCTGCGTTTATTTTCAACTTATATTTATATTGTACACGTATTTATATATTTGTCAAGGCTTTATTGAAACTCGTTATTATATAATTTGACGTTTATTTATTAGCATCAAATAAATAATTCAACAGCTTCGGCAAGCGTATCGTGCCAGTCTTTTTGTGTGTACCCGCAGTTCGTGCAAACAATACGATAATTGCAGTAAATATTCACGTTGACAACAGGGTCATAATCGACCTTCAGGCTTTCCGTCAGACCGCAGACCGGGCACTTTGGGCGCATTCTGGTAAGATATTGCTTATCAAGTCTAATCCTGTGCGATAGTTCACGAATCGGGAATTTCACATCAACCTCTCAAACAGGTTTCCCTGAAAATATTTTTTTGGCTCTTCAAAATCATCGTTCACGCAGTACACAACTTCACGTCTTACTTTGCTGTTACTACTTCCGCTTCTGATTTGCAGCTTATCTCTCTCCCACAAAATCCCACCGAGCTTGTATGAACTGAAATACACAGGATAAGGACGGGAAACAGCCCACGCATAAAACGCTCCAGCGTCAAAACCTCCGTCATAATCTTGCCCAGCATTACTCCCATTCTGGTACGGAATGTCACAGTAGACAACATCACCAGCCTGATATTTGTATTCTCGATAATCCATATTGGTAATTTCAAGGTTCTGAAGCCTTTCCAGTGATTCAAGGTTCTGAAGCTCTAATCTCTCTATCCGCTCTAAGCTCTCTATCTCAGTCAACGGGCTTCTAAAGCCCGTTGACTTCTTGACATAATTACAAAGAGCCAATCGCCTTTGTTTTATGTCTGTCGTTTCCACCTGAAAGTCAAGACCGGGTATTGGCGTTCCGTAAACGCAGAAATCATGTCCTGCGTGCTTTAAATCCACAACATCATTACCGTATATGTAACCGTTCCCGTCGTTTGCGAAACTCCAGCACCATTTCACATAACCGTCTGTATATTTCCTTTTGTCAAATTCTTCTCTGCTTATCCATTCAGGTTTGAATACGGCGTAATTGTATTTTCCAGCAAGCGCATCTTTCAGCAATTGCACCGTAAGGGAGTTAATGTCGTTATACAACACCTTTTTGTACTTGTAGCTAAGCAGAGCACAGTGAGACATTGCGAAACCACCCCCGAACAGATCAACGAATCGCTCTCCAGAAGGTAACGCTGCAATTATCTCATCTGCAATCTGCGATTTGCTACCCAAGTACCCAAACCCATACTTTGCCATTAGCGCTCAACTCCGTCCCATTTCGATGTTTCCACCAACTGCGCCATCTGGTATCTACTGTGACGTGTAGCCGAGCCATACGGTCTGTCCGGGGCTATCGTCAAACCGAAACACATCATCTGCACCACTCTCGCCCCGACAGGAATTCTGACCGTATGAACGCCCTCGTTTTTGAGTTCATACGTCACAACGCCATGGAATCCAGCGTCAATGACTCCAGCCATCATGTGGTTCAGGAACATCCGCCCGAAAGAAGACTTTGTGAACAGCTGCCCACAAATGTTATCAGGCATAGTCAGATACTCACGGGATGCGCCAAGGATGATATCACCGGGCTTCATAAGGATGAAATCTTCCGCAAAGCAATCTTTCCAGTATGTCAGGTCATAAATCATGCGCTCTTTTTCACATGTAAAGCCATATACAACTGATTTGTTTATATTATTCGGGCGTTTGTACCGTCCCGAAATCGTCAGGTCAATGGTATTCGGATTTACCTGAGACAGCAACGCTTCCGCCGTCACACCTTCTGATTTATTTACATCAATCATTTTTTCAAGTTCGTTTATTAGCTGGCTGTCAGTTAGAATCATTTTCCCTCATCTCCTCATCGGTCTGTTCACGGTAATTTGTCCGTAATGCAGGGTATACTTTAAGCTTGTAAGTACCGTTTTCCACGTTTTCCAGTTCTTTTAGTTTCTTATCAATTTTTTTCATGATTTCATTTGGCGTACAGTCCTTCTGCCATCGATCACATATCCCATTCTTCTTGACCTCCACACCACCACATTCGTATCTTTTCAGGTATCTGTAATAAGTACAATGTCCGCAGTTTTTACAGCACTTCATATAAGAGCGCATGTCATCAGTTCTCATCTTCCCTCTTTTCTTGAGCTTCGATATTGGCAATTATCTTTTCCCCAACGATGCGAACAGCTTCCTCTGTCCACGGATCTTCTACTTCTTCTTTTTCTTTTTCCTTTTTCTGGAATTCAGCGATTCGCCGTTGTAATTCCGCTATGTGTTTGTCGTATTCAGTTATCATTCATCCATCCTCTTCAACTCTTCCACAGTCATCGGGGTAAGAAACGCCTGTACTTTCGATGCGTTTTTCTCCATCAATTCGGGGGTCATCTGCATCCCGTGCTCTGCTGATTTTTTATTCGCTTCGGCAATGATTTCATCAACGGATTTTTGATACTCAGGTTCAGGGAGCGCTTCCTGTTCAGGGGCAGTAATCATGTAATTCGATTCCGTCTGCAAATGCTTCGGGAGCATGGCGTACGTCAGCTCTTGCTCTGCATATTCACGGTAGGCACGCCCTATCATGGATGCGACAACGGTCTCAAAGGTGTCCTCTGAAACAGCTTGCCAATCCCTCAACTGCGATGCTGTACCAACGATTTTTCTGCAAATCGGGGGCAATTCGTTGAATAACTGCACCGCCTTTTCCCGGTTTGTAGCTTTTCTCCAAGCGTCTTTTATTGCCTGAAAAGCCTCAATTTCTGTCATCTGTCTGCCAACTTTCGCCTTTGCCATCCTTTTGCGTACATCCGCGATGGTTGGTTTGTAAGTCATGGTGTTGATGCAATCCTGAACACCACGCATTACAAGAGCAGGATCGTCGTCCCGAAACATGACGAGCCACGTCTTGACAACGTTTTTCCGGTTCACGCCATCATAGAATTTCTGCCCGTAATTCGATTCCAGTAAGTCGAGCATATCGCCAATATTTTCTATCGTCATCATATAACCACCTCACCAGAATCAAAGAAATTCCCTTCGATTACATCACCGCTGTCACTACCGACATCCTGTTCCGCAGCGATTTCTTCAGCGATTTCCCGCCATGATTTTCGTTCTTCCTTCAAAGGGTGAGAGGATTTCTGATAATTTCCTGATTGACGTGCCCAACTCAGTATCGTCAAATAGTGATTCGTGTATTTCTTGGCATTACTTGCGCTTCGACCCATGTAAAGGCTCAGTGCTTCAATCTGTTCGTCAGCTGATTCTTTTCCAAGCTTTTCACAAAGGGATTGATATTCTTCTTCCGTGAGCATTACATTTTCTGCAATTCCAAAAGGTTTCAACTCCCCACGGGCTTTTTTGGATGTGTGTGCGGATGTTGCGTTAGCAACTCCGACTTTTTCTTTTTCTTTTTTCTTTTTATTTTCTTTTTCTAACTCTTTATCTATTTCTATTTCTTTATCTATATCTATTTCTAACGTCTGAATTTCGACTGAATCTTTTCTTAATTCAGTCTGACTTTCAGTCTGAATTAAGTCTGAATTCAGATTTTTCTCGGTCTGAATTAAGTCTGAATTTGTCTGAATTTCAGATTTCTTATTTTTTGATTTGAGATAATAATCATGATTAATTTCAGATTTTGTTTTATCTGAAATTTGCCACTTTTCAAAATTTGTCAGTCTGAATTTTCCGTTCTCTTCTACTGAAACTATTTCTGATTTTACAAGCTCATTGATTGTACTTTTCAGTGCTTTTTCGCTGTATTTAAGAAACCAAAGCTCCAATTGGATATCTTCAAAGGGAGGTAGTTCTCCTCCCTTGTCTTCATTTCCTGCGATGCTCAAAAGGTGAAAGAAAACCAACTGAGCATCTTTTGACAGCTTCCAAATTTTCCTGTCCCGATGGATATCTGTGCTGAATTTAATCCACTTCTTCATGCAACTTCCTTCAGCTTTACAGCCTTGTTTCCTGTCATAATTCCATTCGCTGCGCTGATTAACATCGCCGCAAGATTGTGTTTTTTCTCATCAAAAGACCGTCCATTTACCGTGTAGTCGATGAAAACCTGTCCGTTTTTTTCGTAAATTTTGATAAAAGGATTGACTTTTACATTGATATCTGCGTTAAAAATAGGTATTTGCAAAGGCTCTGACACCTTTTCTTCTCGCGGATTTTCGATACTTTTTAAGCCAGAATAATAGTCGTGACGACGCTCATCAGACACGCTCCAAGCTTTTTCAAGATAATTTTTGACCCCGGTTTTGCTGATAACATCCACTACTTCCTTCCGGTTTGTGTCAAAAACCTTGCCGTGATTATGCGCATCTTTGTACTGCCCAAGCAAATTATGCTGATTTTTCCCTGTTAAAACACGTTCAATCGCCTTCTTGTCAAACCACAAACGGTTGCCATTCATGCGATAATAGGGCACTTCAGTGCTCCCCATCTGGCAGAATCCAGACGGGGAGACCTTGTTATATTCATTGAGTTTTGCAGAGTTTTTCTTCATTTTGTACCTTCCCTGTGGAAAAATTACCAAGGCACGTCTTCCGTAAATTGAGCCTGTTGGGGCTGTGCCTGATACTGTGGACGGGCTTGCTGTTGACCATTCTGGTTGTTATTGGCATAATCAATGATCCTGAATTCCCGCGCAACGACCTCAAAAGTAGCGGTTACCGTTCCGTCGTTCTTTGTGTAAGTTCTCGGACCACCATTCGTCTTATCGCAAACCAAACGCCCAGCCACGAACACCTTTTGCCCTTTGTGGGTATATTGGTTCATGCTTTCCGCCATCTTGTCAAACGCTGTAATCTTGAACCAGATGGTTTCCTTCTGTCCTTGCCCGATGTTCCTGTTCGCGGCGACAGAGAAAGAACACATAGCCTTACCATCCGCAGTGTAGCGGAGTTCGGGGTCACGCCCGACCGTGCCAACGATAGTTAATTCATGAAACATTATTTTTATCCTTTTCAAAAATTTGGTTTACAGGGCATATTTCAGCCCTGTTTTTTCCATTTGCCAGTTTTCTTGTTGTTATCAAAGATGAGGAAAATAGCGTCAACTTTATCCTGAATCTGTTCCTGTTCTTCCGGGGAAAGACCGTTGACTTCCATGCGCTTCTGCAGTGCTCCAAGAGTGTAATAGAGCTTTTCCAGAGACTTGCTTCCGTAAAACTCACCTTTGCTGTCTGTGATCGTCTCAGCATCCGCGAGGGTCAGGACAGTGTGGAAATTCTTTGGAAGCTCAAAGGCTTGCATAAAAACATCGTCACCGGGGTACGCCATCCCTTTTACTGCGGGTTTTTCTGTGCTCTGCACAGTCCGTACAGGCTTAGAAGGTTCAGGTGTTTCCGCATCCGGGTCAACCGTTTCAATGGTCGGGATGTTGAAAACCTGAAACAGAGCGTACTTGCAAGCCGCAGACATCGCCTTATTTGAAGACTTGTCAGCGCTGTCCATGCCTTCCGACTGTACGACAGCCGCGACGCTTGAACCGTCTTCAGCGTAAAAGGTATAGCGTACCTTCAGCACTGAGTACAAGAGCGTACCGCCCTTCGCAGTCTGACGTTCTTCACGATGACTCTCGATCACTTCAGGCACATAGAACACGCCGTACTTTGGCAGGATATTCTGCAGTGCGTTCATTACGTCATCGATAGAACGATAGTTGAAGCCCTGTTGAGCATTGCGGTTATTCTTCCCGATAGCGGGAACTTCCTTCATGATTGCCGAAATTGATTTGTAAATCATTCCGCTTTCCATAAAATTTGACTCCTTTTGTCAACTAAAAAATATTGATTTGTCCAGCGATTGCTGCGAGGAACATATATCCAAACAGCAGACCGAAAAACACCAGAATTACAGGAAAATGGTTCGCTTCTTCTTTTTCTTTTCGCTTCGGTTTCATCGAAAGGTCAATAATTTTCATGCGATTCCAAGCTCCTTTTCACAAAACTTCATCCATTTCCCCAAAATGTACTCACGGGTATAAGGCGCACCATCGACAGGCTCAAAAGGACTGTATCCACTGGCAAAATTGCAAGCTATGAATGACTCACGTGACCGCTCTGCGCAGTGACCGGGTTCCAATCCACAGGTGTCAGTCCAATTTCTGCAGTATTTACAAAGTCCATTTGGCATCGTACCATCCTTAGATACCCATATACTCTTCAGCCCATCCGAACTTAGCAATGATGTCAAACACCATCCGAAAACGGTTTTCCATGTCCGCAGCTGTTTCAATCTGTCCGATTTCATACAGCTCAACTGCTTCGACGTAAAGCATTTGTGCTTCATTGAAAAGGCTCATCTTATATTCATCCATGTCAACTCCTTTGTGCGCACCGCCAAGATTGCACTTGTTTGTTTGATTGTTTATATAATATCACAGTAAGTTTTATATGTCAAGTAAAAATAACCGTATTGTGATATTTTATACATAATAATTTGTTATATGTGGATTAATATTTGTTATATATCACGCTTTTGGGAATTCGCCAGCACTTTCCCACCTTAACCGCCGTGATACTACCGTCGTATATTTTGTTATAGATGGTTGCTGGACAGACTTTTAAGACGCTGGCAGCTTCGTTGATAGTGTAATAATCAGCGTCATCGGTGCGCCTACTGAGGATACTCTCAAGCTTTTCGATGCGCATTTCCAGTTCCGCTATCTTCATCTTCAATAAAGGCTCATTCATCCGCTTTATCCTCTTCGTCAAAGAAAATCCACCAGTCAACGCCATACACCGCTGACAGCTTTTTGGCATTGGAGACGGACAATCCGCGCCGTCCTTTTTCGATCATGCTGTAGCAGTTCTGCGTAACGCCTAAGACGCTTGCAATGTCCTTCTGTGTAAGATTTCTGCTTTTTCTCATCTCTTTTAAAAGTTCCATTTTTGTCTCCTTGTTTTCATTATATCACGTTTTGTTACTACCTGTTAATTTTCTTTTCTGACAATCTTAATCACTTTGCTTTTATCACTTAAAGTGATAAAATATAAGAAAAGGGAGGTTGACATGTTGACGCTTCGGAAGTTGCGGTTAAGCCGTGGGTTATCTCAAAAAGAGGTCGCCGATGCGATAGGTGTTTCTCAAAATGCAGTATCTCAGTGGGAAAGCGGAAATCGAACGCCTACGCTGGATTTGATTATCCAGCTGGCGGATTTACTGAAATGTACGACAGATGATTTACTTGACAAACAAGCGGAGCCGAACAATTTACTAAAGCTGAGAAAAAAGAAGGGTGTTACACAAAAAGAAGTCGCTGAAGCAATTGGTATTACTCCCGTTCAATATGGATATATGGAGAGTGGAAAGCGGAACATCACCCCAAAGAATCTCATGCTTTTAGCGACGTATTTCAATGTGACAACCGATAAAATTCTCAGCATCGAAGACGATGAAAATCCCGGATGGCTGGAAATTCAGGAAAAGCCTGTTCCTGTCTTTACAGAATCAGTGTTCATGGTTCCCCTTGTAGCAACGCTCAGATGTGGTTATGATGCAGCTGGAAAGCGCATATATGATGTGTTGAAAGAAATAGAGCTTCCCACGTCGTACCGCACCAGATACGGCGAGGACATTGTTTTAATCAAAGCTATCGGGGAAAGTATGCTCCCTTCTATCCGTCCCCGTGACATGCTAATTTGTAAACCCGGTGATGCATGGGAAGACGGAACCGTAGTTGTTATCAACCTCGACGACAGCGACACCATCAAGCGCATTTACCGGGCTGAAGACGGTGGGATAGACTTGATTCCCGATAATCCAGATTTCAAAATAAAGCACATGTCCCCTGACGATATTCAGGATTTAAATCCGCACGTCCTTGGGCGCATCGTCAGAAATATGGGTCAGGATATGTAATATCATTTTCGTGAGATCACGAAAATGATAAAAAATACCCGTGAAGTTTATCACGGGTATTTGATTACAGTTATTATTTCTTTTTCCTTTTGATTTTTGCGGTGTTTTTGTTGTCCATCGGCGACATTGAGCGCATCGCTTCCGCATCCTCTAAAGCGTCAATGGCTAAGTATCGTTTTGTCACTTCGATACTCTTATGGTCTAACGCCCTGCTGACAAAATAGATGTCATGCGTGGATTTGTACAGTTCCAGACCGTAAAAACGGCGGAAGTCGTGAAAATGGTGCTCTTCAATGTTTGCTTCACGACAGAGCCTTCTAAGGATTTCTCTGAGTCCCCGTTTAGCGACCGGGCTTCCATCCATCTGTAGCCATAATGATTCGTCAGGATGCGCATCCACGATGCAACGAAGGTACTTGTTCACCGCCCTGCTGCACGCTGTGCCAAATGGCTTGATATGATATTGCTGGTCTTTTTCCCATACAGTGAGTTCTTTCTTTGCGGTATCCACATCGGCGATTTTCAGACTTGCCAGTGACGATAGGCGTATGCCAGTATCACATAAAATCATGATAAGTGCGATGTCTCTTTCCGGGAAAAAACTGTGCTCATTCGCCGCTTTTATCAACGCTTCTACTTCACTCCTGCTGATACCTTCTTTCGGCGGTAATTTCGGCTTTTTTACTTTGATGTTGCGGAATGGAGCTGGTCTCTGGATGTCATACTCTGCCCAGTACCATCGTACAAAAGCCTTGAAGTGACGATAAAAGAAGTGCACTCCTCCGACGGAATGGGTTTCTGCGTAGTCATTGATGATTGCACGCAGAACAACCTCGTTTACATCATCCATCGTCTGACAATACTCGATCAGCTTCGGAATGATTACACTTTTCCCAAAATTCCTGTAAGTGTCAACAGTGGATTTTGCGCATAGCGTTTTCCGTGAGAGTAAAAACGCATCATAGACTTCCTGAAAGTGGTCATTTTTGGAAGTCGGTGTCTTACATCGATTAATTGTAGCCATGGTTGTATTTTCCTTTTCAGAATCTTAAAGAAATTTCAAACCATGTGCACGTTAAAATTAGCTCATATTACGCATAATCTTAACAAATCTTGGCGGTGACTTGTAAAAGAAAAGCGCCCCCAGAGGGAGTCGAACCCCCAACCTCCTGATTCGAAGTCAAACTGGTATTAATGTTCGATATTTAACGCACACATATCTATATATTGTGCGTAATTATAATACATCTTACAACCATTTATAAACATTTAATAAAATAAATCGGTGACTTAAATCCACTTAAATCCAGTATATAAAAAAAAGCCCCGCTGAAAATTCATCCAGCGGGTTTGCCAAAGAAAGGAATAAACAAAATGAAAAACTGATTCTCCACTACACCTTTATTATACCAGAATTTTAATTCGAACTCTAAACTCATATTCATCAAGCTTGTTGATAAGCGTTTCATCCTCAATAATGTCCTGTAAACGACACTGGAGCACATCGCATATACTCAGCAGCGTAGATAAATCCACTTTGACTTGCGAACTTCTTGCAATTTCGTCATTTTAATCATATAATTTTCACGAGCAGGGGTTCAGGGAATTTCTTCCCATCCCCCTTATCAAATCAGCAGACCGCTTTGACGATTATCAGTGCCGCTAACACAGCAATCGTCACGGCGGCTACTATTTTAATAAATAGCCTGCTCATGATGTCAAAGTTCCTTTCTTCCACCCAAATTTACTGGGTAATATTCGATGTTTTTATTAGGGTAAATAAATAGACCGTCTGTTTTTTTAGACGGTCTATTGTATGGCATGAGTCCCGGCAAATTGAAGAGACGGTAAGTATTTTGTCGGGGATTGTGCCATATACCACAATCGAATAGCGATATTCGACTCAGTAGCGGTAAGAGAAGGATTCGAACCTTCGGGACGGACATCCGTCCAGATGTTTAGCAAACATCTGTCATAAACCACTCGACCATCCTACCTTCTGTGCCGACTGATGGATTCGCACCATCGAAGGGATTGCCCCACCTGATTTACAGTCAGGCCCGATTGTCTACTCCGGCAAATCGGCATGTCTTCACGGTTTTTCCTCACTGAGCGGAAACGGCGTGAAGCTCTGGCTCTGCACCTTTTCGGACAGGAAGGATAGGTGCAGTAAAACCTCGACGTATCCTGTTCGCAGTGTGAAACAAAGTTCCGGGCCACCGTCGATCAATGCCAAAAATCTTGTTTCAAGCTCCCAATGAAGGATTCGAACCTCCAACCCGTCGGTTAACAGCCGACTGCTCTCCCATTGAGCTAATCAGGAATAATGACAGCGATGTCACCTTTTCGGGTGATTGCGGTTCTACGCAGACTCGCTTGTCAGTTGCGGTGGGTTGGATTCGAACCAACGTTTCTCTGGTTATGAGCCAGATGCGTCACCACTACGCTACCCCGCATAGAGCGGAACGTTTTACAGAGCATTGCTCTGAAGGACACATTCCGCAAGAACCTTGTCACTATCAGGAGACTTGTTGCTCAGCTGTATTTATTATAATAGAATTTTAAAGCTATCGCAAGGGGTTCTTTAATTTTGAGTTTTTTAAGTTTTGAAAAGGCAAATCGGTACAAAATGTTCCGATTTTGAATTTCATTTCGCGTTTTTTGGCAAATTAACGCACCAGAACGCATTTTACGGGACTTTTTTATTTTGGGTATAAAGTTGTACACCTTTTAACAAAAAGCCCCGTATTTTTAACCTACGGGGCTGATTTAAAGTGTTTGCGCTATTCTGACGGAAGTTCTGTAATTCCTGTCAGCCACTCCAGCTTATTCGCCATGATTGACACGATGACGGTGTGGATGACCGCTTCGGGTACGTTGTCCGGGTCACAGGCTTTGATTGCGTCATCGCTGATCGCTAAAGAAGCCACAACTTTGATAGTATAGCTCAAGTCGGTCAGAATGAGTCGAATTGACAGACGTGTCTGTTCTTTTTGTAAAGGATCTGTAATTTCATCCAGACCTTCCGTAGTCCAGTAACCTGCCCAATCCAAAAGTTCAATCGCTGTAACTCGCTGAAGTTCTCCACTCTCAAAATATTGCCAACGTTCTTGATTTGTCATTTTATTCCTCCATTTTTATAATTGTGATATTGCCTGATAGATTTCGGCATGTTGTGCTGCGCTCAAAGCAACATTGTAAAATACGGCAGCCTGAATTGATTTTCCGCCGTGGGTAGCGTTATTAAGGTCTGATATCGCAGCATGGGTATTGCCGAAGGTACGCCAAGAAGAGCCGGAACCTTTGTCCGTTGGCGCCGCCCTATCGGTGCTATTTTTGCCTGCTCCATTAATATAAATTTGGTTTGACGTTCCAACATTCGCGCCGACCACTGCGTTGGCGTAATATGTGGATGTTGAACGCCAATGACCGCTGTACCAGACTGTACCCGGACCGTTATACTTAGCTACACTATCGGACATCCAAAGATGCGTTACAGCAGTCACCTGACAACGACCATTATCTCCACCCGCTGTGACAAGCCATGTTCCATAACTTGAGTTCACTCCGGTATAACGAACAACAACGCATCGAATTGCTTGAGTATTTAAACTCGAATTGTCCAGATAACCCTGATTACCTCTTGCTGTATCATAGAAACGAAAACCGTTGCCAGCAGACCATACTGGATATCGTGTTCCTCCGGCATGTGACTGTCCATATTTTGTTAGATTGTATCCGTGCCCAGTCAAATCTTCCAGCGCTGAGCTTTCGGAAGACGCGCCTGTGAAATTGTAAGCCGCAAGAACATTAGCGATTGATAGCCCGGTGACCAGAAACCAATCCGGCATAGATGGATATACCTGTCTTGCAACGCCATTCACACCGACCCATGCGGCTTTAACATTTCTTGCGACACCGCCGACACCGACCCATAAGTCTTTCACGTGACGGGGTGCTCCGTCAACACCAACATATATGTTCTTACCCATGGAGTCTCCTTATTCGTATTGAAAATAGTAACATCCATCTCCAAGGGCTGATACGCCAGATGTCAGATCGGAAGTGCCATTTTTAAAACTTTGGCTACTAAACGCCAAAGTACCGTCTGTTTTTATTTCAAAACGCATTCCGTTATATTTTAAAGTTTCATTTACATTACGCCGTGTTTCAATCTGTACACCTTGTGCGCCATTAGTCTGAGCATTTAAACGTACATAACCATCAATACCATTTTGTCCACTAATCTGAAAGCATGTAGGGCCCCATGTAGCACTACTCGGAGTAACAGATGCATCAATATTATCTACATTGATAATTAAACTGGCTGTCATCGTGTCGCCTGACTTCGATACTTTGCCATCAGCAGTAGTCTGAGCCGCATTTGCTGTCGTCACTGCGCTCGCCGCGTTAGTTCTTGCGGTCGCATCCTTTATGTCGTAAGTAACATCATTGATTTTGATTTTCGAAATGTCTGCCATTGTTCTCTCCTTATTGTTCCGTTATCCCTGTCGCGACCGTTGTTGACGTGACTGTGATGTTTGGTATTGTCTTCGGTGTGTACTGCAATGTCGGCGCTGTGCCTGTACTCGTTACATTTGGAATGCTTCTGGGCGTGTAGCTCAGTGATGGCAGTGTTCCAAATGTAAGCGTAAGAACCTCGTCGTCCACAGTTGCATTTGGAAGCGTTCCTTCACTCCATGCTGTAATGTCATCAGCTGCTATTGCAGTTCCTAATGTTGCGGCACTTCCGGCATCCCATGATGTAATGTCGTCTGCGCTTATCGCTGTTCCTGCACTTGCTGAACCGATAGACGCTGTATCCACTGTGTACTTTGTATCTTTCGCGGATAGAACACCAGATGAAGCGTCAATGCTCAGATTTGCCCCGACTTTGATACCGCCAAGGGTCGTTGCGCTTGCCTTGGGAAGGACGTACTCTCCACCCCCACCACCGTCCACGCTGACCACACCACTCCCATCAATAGAAAGTCCCTCTCCAATTTTAATACCTCCAAGGGTCGATGTGGATGCAGTCGGAAGTGTGTAATTGTTCGCTCCTGTCTCAATTCCATTCAGTTTTGTCTTGTCAGATACGCTCATCAAACCGGGCAGGGATGTTGTAGATGGCGCAAGATTCGGATTAAAAAGTTCTTTCCAACCGTCATCAATCCATCCAAAAACGGGGTGTTCCGTATGGAGCTGTATTTGATAGGTTGAATATGTTTTCCCAAGGAATATATACCAACAATTATCATTTGTCGAAGGAAGCTCCTGTACCCAACATGGGTCAGAAGCCAGTTTTACCATGCCATTGCCTTGCGGAATAACCTTCAGGTATAGATTTTTATGAGCTGTCAAAGTCTGTCCGCAATTAAAGGTATATCGCGCATCAATCGAATTTCTGTGGTAATAAACATTCGATGAGCCAATATTTCCTTCTGGATTAACCGTACCAGTTGTATAGTAATAGAAAATCTTACCAAATGCATTAAATGCCACGTCGGTCAACATCGCTTTGGTCGTGCCTGTCGCGTTACTAACATTGTTAAGCGGAGTAAGATAATACTCACTTACCTGAAACAGTAATTCATATCTGTAAATCACGCTGTGAGCCTTATAAACAGCACTCCCGTCGTAAAGGTTAACAATGTCTGTCGTATTGCCATCCTGATAGCAACGCAGCATCCACCATCCCGTAAGTGTTGAATTGCCAATACATACTGTTTGATAAATAAATTGACCGTAATTATTTGCAGGAAGGTGTTGTCTGACGAGTCGTTCCGCTATAGTACATAGGAATTGGCCCGGTATGCACGCCATTTTTCAGTGTTAAATCGAGAGTAGCCGCCGTACTTGTCCCGGCAACAGACAACCAGTAATTGATCGTCAATCCTTCGTACAATTCTTCAACTTCCGGTAATTCTCCTGTCCACGCATTCGTTGAGGAAGTTTGTGTACCTTTCACAAAATAAACTTTACCTTTGTCAACATACGGTTTCGTAACTGCCCTGTATGTGAGATAGATAGACCCGGCATCCACGACAAAATTGTTCAGTCCCGCGACGGTCTGCACTTCATTAGCCTCTATCTGAATTTCAGAGCCGGGAGTTCTCAATTCATACACAAGCAAGACACCATTCATAGCCTCTTTGAAAGCAGCTGCATCTGTACCTTTCGATGAATCACAGATAATTACATCATTTACAAACCATCCATATTTTCCAATCTCAATTCGATTATCTTTTCCAGAAGTATTTGTATTTCCATTAATATACTGTTCACAGTAGCAGATACCATCAGGTTTTGCGACTGTAAGTGGTGCATAAAAGACCGGATATTGATTGTGATACGCCCAATTTAGTGTTCCCAAGTCTACAATTTCATATGTCTTTGTTATCGTGCCTGTTGTGACATTTACATCTGCGCCATATACCGTCCCAATTTGACTTGACCAATCCACGGAAATAGTATCTTTTTCGTCATACGCTTCGTACTCAGTACGTGAATCTGATTCGATCTGGATATTCGTAATATTGACAGTTCCGCTATACCCCCAATTGCCGAACCGGATGTTTTTCACATCTTCAGGAATTTTCGCAGAGACAGTGTCAGTAAAACCAACACTCTTTAGTGTTATAGTCGCTAAATCAACAAAAGTTCCGTCTTGTCTGTATCCTCTTAAATTGAGCTTTGCGTTAGCGTTCGATGTCGTTTCGACAGAATAATCAAAAGAAACCATTTTACTGGTGATATTTGGTAAAATATAATAGTTTACTTTTTCTAAATACGATTCTGATTTTATTGTCATGGCGTTTGTATCATCAATGACAATAGATTCCGACGTTCCTGTGTAAACCCAATTATTTGCATTGAACAGATTTTTTCCCAGTCTTTTGATGGTCATTCCTGTCCACCCTGTTATCGGTCTGACATTTGAAGGTGTCGGGTCGCCTAATCCAGCTTGATTTGGCACAACACGTACTATCATTTCCAACGCCGGGTCACCGCATCCATCTTTAAATGTCGCAACATGTCCGCCATTGGATGCAATAATAATATCCGCCTTTTTCTTAAGTTCTTCTCTCGCAAAGGTGTCTTTCAGATTGTAAGTTGTATTATTGACTGTTACAGTTGAAATGTCGCTCATGTATTCTCCGTTACCGATGTGACTACTGTTTTTGATGTCACTGTGATGTTAGGAATTGTTCGTGCTGTGTACTGCAGCGTTGGTGCTGTACCAACGCTCGTTACATTTGGAATTGATTTAGCTGTATAACTCAAAGACGGAAGCGTCCCAAATGTTAGCGTCAGATTCTCCCCGTTAACAACAGCCGCCGGAAGCGTACCTGCCGACCAGTCTGTAATATCATCTGCTGGAATAGCCGTACCTAAAGTAGGCACCGCACCTGCGTTCCAGCCTGTAATGTCGTCTGCGGAAATAGCAGTCCCGGCTGAAGCAGAACCGATGCTTTCCGTAGTGACTGTGTACTCAGGAATTGATATGGATGCCCATTTGGTATCAAAGGAGTCGTTGCTTGCTTTGATAAGGGCTGCCCCAGCAACCCCACCAGCCGGAATCAAACGTTCCCGTGCCTGTGCATCCCGAATGTCATAAACGGTATTCTTGACTTGAATCTGTGTTACTTCAGGCATAAGCCTCCTCCTCCGAAATTTCGTGCCAGTTCTCTATACTGTCGCCAACACCGAGCCAGATTTCTTTTCCAAAAGCGCCTTCATCGTTCAGCAATACCATGCCTTCATCAGCAATCCAATGATTCGAGTATTCCGTATCCTGTGTCATTACAGCCTCCTTTAAACCAGAGTCCATCCTTTATTTGTCGCAACCGCCTTTTCTTCAGCAGTCAGCTTGTTTAGATTTACAGTTCCGAGCTGTAGCGTCTTTGCCGTGCTTACCGTTCCGATAACATTTAGAACATTAATAAGTGATTCGTGCGTCAGCAATGGTGACCAATCCAACCGCATAGGGGAAGTCTTTGCCATTACCATCTTTCCGTTGTTATGTTCACCGAAAGAAAGATGCTTCAGATAAGAACAGGAATCGAACATATATACGCCTGAAGAAACATTTTTAAAGTCTGTAATCTTTGACAAATCGATCCAACTGAAGTCAAAAGATTCAATATTGAATGTACAGCGCAAAAATGTAAGCGCACTATTACCTGTCATAGCGCCCCAATTAGAAGTATCCCATCCGCTTAAATCAAGTTCTTTTAAAGAAGCCATCCATGCGAATGGATTGTACATGTTAGTAAGACTCCAGTTCGATACGTCCCAATTTTCAATAGGAAGTCTTTCCAATTGTGCGCAAGCGTACCATGTATTTGCCAAATTTGTAACTGTCCAATTCGATGTATTCCAGTTTCCAATGGGTAAATACCGCAAATTTCTGTCGCCGTTCCAAGTATCTGACATGTTTGTAACCGCCCAATTCGATGTATCCCATGTGCTGACATCTAAATATTCGAGCGCATACATTGCGTACCACGTTTGAGCCAAGCTTGGAATGACCCAATTACTTGTAACCCAATGACTGAGGTCTAATGATTTAAGATTATCGCAATTACCCCATGTATATGCAATATTTACAAGTGGCCACTGAGAAGTATCCCATGTGCTGACATCTAAAGACTCAAGAGCGTAGCAATATCTCCACGTCTGTTCAAGCGTAGTAGGCCGCCAGTTTGATACATTCCAATTACTAAGGTCAAGATTTTTTAGCGTTGCGCAGCTTGTCCATGTTGCGGTAAGGCTTTTCACACACCATCCAGACGTATCCCACGAGCTGACATCCAGCGTTTTCAATCCCCAGCACTCATTCCATGTGTACCGCATTACATTGCCGTTCATAACCCAATTTGACGTATTCCACGGCAGATACAGGTCTTCAAGCGCAAAACACCGATACCATGTGTAATCCATTCCGTTCACAACCCACCCGGACGTATCCCATGTGCTTACGTCAAGTTTTCGCAAAGAAGTACATGTGCTCCAACAGCTATTAATACTGTTCACTTTCCAGTTGGATGTATCCCATGCAGTCAAGTCAAGTTCTTTCAGACTTGTGCAATTCTGCCATGTTCCATTCATTGAGCTTGAATTTACTGTCCATCCAGATGTATCCCATCCGCTGACATCAAGATATTGCAAATTCAAACAGTAATACCAAGTTTGATACATACTGCTGATTTTCCAATTTGTTGTATCCCAATCACTTGTATCAATTTCCTGAAGACTGTATCCATTTGCCCAGCGGTACTGCAAAAAACTTGTTGCCGCATTTGCAACATTTATTTTTTCTCTCTCAATAAAGTACCCGACAATAGTTGAACCGTCTGCATAATTCATGTGCCCGATCCATTCGACTACTGCCTGATATCGATTTTGCCATGCGTGTCCTTCCGGGCTTGTCCATGCTGTGAATTGAATTCCACGAAGTTCGCTCACACCCGTAACTTTTACGATAGGATAAAGCCCAGAAGTCGGTGTCCACACTTTCGTGTAATATCCGCCATTTTCCACAGAGGTCGTTTCATCAGCCACAAATGCGCCGTTTTCAACATGTCCGACCTGTACCGTACAAGCCGCCCACAATCTTACATAAAGGTGAGGGTCTGAAATACGCCCCGTTGCATCTATGGTCATGTAAACAGTATTCAGCTCTCCATGATAGATGTCATCAAGGTTTGGTAAAGTATCAGGGCGTACCCAATGATGTGTTTCAGGGTCAACCGTCCCTAATAGCGAACACAGTCCTTCCGGCATGATAAGGCGTTCGTGTTCTACGGTCACTTCTGCCGTTCCGGTGATAACAGAGCCATCGGCCGCATGAGCGGTATCCCCCTTATACATGCGGTCAGGGTCTACGGTATCTTCCGTGAGGTCGATAAGTGTTCTGTCTCCGTAAACGACTTTGTTAATTGCGGTCATTCTTACGCTCCGGCAATAGTTGCTGTGTATCCACCTGCGGCGTTCAGTACCTCGGTGTACGGAATTGCATCAATCGTAAACTGCGTGAAGTAATCGTAGTCTCCTTCTGAAGACGGTAGAATGATCTGCGAGGACGTGTCCGGTGTGCCGGAGCCGACTGTTGCCTTAATGCGCTCAGAGCCCGTGTATGTGCCAGTCACGCCAAGAATCTGAACACCTTCCTTGATGTTGGTCGCGACGATTTTTGCTTGTTCAGTGCTTGAAATACTGATTTTTCCTGAACCGTCATGATAGCCCTTTGTAATCGTCACTTGCTGTGCTTTTGTTGTAATTGAGCCTGTCTGCGCTCCGATATTCGGCATTGAGCCTGTGACTTTCACACCGTTCACATAAGCGGTTTTCGTGTTCAGAATTTCGGCTGCGGTAGCTGTAGCGTCTGAAGTGTCAGCGTCGTAAGTACAAGTCCCGGTTGCAACCGTACCGTCTTTTAAATGGAATGTCTTGCTGTTAATAACATCAGATGCGGTTACAGTATCTGACGATAAGTCAATCAGAACGTCGCCGTCATAAATAACCTTATTAATAATTTTCGTTGGGTCATGTTGTGCCATATCTATCCTCCAATCGTCGCGGTGTACCCTCCGTCAGGGTTTGTTGTTTCTGAGTATGGAATCTCTTCAACTGTAACATCACTGCTCAATAACTTCATACTCGTATCAAGTGTCTGGTCTACTGTCTGCGGAATCACATGGTATCCGCCTTCGTAATTGTCCACAGCCGGAGTAATCACAAGTGTTTCTTCCGGTTCAATCACTATCGCAGCGTTCGCCCCGTCCTGTCCCGGATCACCTTTATCTCCTTTTTCACCGGGCTTCCCGTTCGTCACTTCAAAGAAAAATTCATCACCGTTTGACATTAGCAAGCGGTAAGTATCAATAAGTCCTTCCGTATGCACTTTCATACACGAAACAGGCGTAGCTCCGGGCGTACCAGCAGGGCCTTGTCCCGACACTTTCAATGAAATATGTTCTTCATTGATTTTCAGGTGTATCTTTTCATCATGCATGTTCAGAATGATGACTTCTTCATTCTGAGTCAGTTTTACGGTATCGTGTTTCATGGTCACCCTTCGTTATCTTCAGGTACAACCGTCGAGCGTCCTGTGACAATAAATTTTCCCCCTATATAGCATTTGCGAAATCCAGTGCCGATAACCCAAACATCATATACATATACGCCGGGTTGTAAAGCAGATGTTTGTGCAGATGACAGGCTGATGTGTATCATGTTCTCTTCCGTGTTTACCACACACTGCATTTCTGCAAGCAGTTCGTCGCTTTCAAATTTCGGGCGAACTTGCGATTTTGCGGTTTTTCCTTCGAGCGATATAGTCTTATCTTCAAAGTCAATGTCATTATCATAAGTCTCGCCTTTGACTATTTCGATATCGTATGGGTATCTCATTATTTTCCTCCCGTCACATCTGCATCATAGCTGTCGAAACGCTCACTACTTGGTCTGTTGTCAGTTCCCTGTTGTAAATCACCGCAGCCTCCAGCGTATAGCTTCGACTGGATGCGCTGTAGTAGCCATCGATGTACCCGTGATTTACAATAATTCCGTTTCCGAAAGTGACCGTAAGCCCATCGTCAAAATTAATATTGGTCGGCTCTCCCCCGATATTCATCCTCGAAATATGATAGACTTCTTCCGTCGTGCAGTTCACCGCCACCCCGTTGACATACAGTGTTTCGCCGACGAAGCCCAAAACGCCGGACGATAAAAACGGTTTGCCAGTCTGGTACTTCATGTAAGTCTTCGTTGAGCCGTAGTATGCCTTTGAACCATATCTCAAAGTCGGTCCCGCCTTTACGGAGTCATCTGTCACAGGGTTGGCATTATATCCAAGCCCTGTCGCCATGAGCATTTTGCTGTAGCTGCCGCTGCAATACAGCAAACAGAACGGACCTTCTGATCCCTGATTTATCGTACTTTGGTCCTTATATCTCACAAAGACAGACTTATGATTGCTTGAGCCACTATTCAGGCTCGTGTTCAGCAACCCGCTGTATCCACGTAGTCCGCCTTTGATGCTCACTCCATCGCTGCTCCAAGTCGGTACGCCGGGATTTGTGTAACCGCCGGATACCAAAGACAGCGTGTAATCGCCGCCGCACACAGGCATCAGAGCTTCCGCTTGTGATTGCCTGTTCATAAATTGATATGCAGCGACGACATCAGCTTCCTGCAGTCCTGAAAGCAGATACCACAATCCGCTCCCTTCCATCGCCTTTTTCTTTGCCATTAAATATTCATGCATGTTCATAGTTACGCCGCCGCAGAAACCACCCAATAATATGCCCCATCCCAATAAAAGATAAGATTGTATCGCTTATTGGCAAGAGCTAAAGCATCGCCCTTGAGCTTCAGGTTCGATGTCCCTGAGATTGTAGTCAGACCTCGCTTTACTGTGACGTTCGTGAAAGCTGATGAGCTTGTAAAAATCACGGATGTGATAAAAGTCGGATGCGGGTTTAATGGAAGCGTGATCGTCAATGAGTTGATTGCAGTGTTGTTTCTGTATTCCCGATCCGCCTTCGGAGTCAGTGTTGTACCCGAAAAAGTATTAGCAGTATCATAAGGATATCGGAACACATATCTTAAGTCTGTGATGTTTGATGGAATTATGTTCGTTGCTCCTGCGGAAACAGCAATCTTGGCCATTGGAATCTCGTAGGTTTCACCTGTTGTTTGAATAAGAGTTGGTGCAACAGGAGACGCAGCGGGAGTCCCTTTTTTCACATCCACGCTGATAACAGAGGCGCCTTTATTTCCATAAACAGCTCTGAGTACAACCAAATCGATTCGTGGATTAGTTACATCGGCTGTATCAATAGGAAGGATTTTTTCCGTCGTAATCCATGCACGATGGTTGTCTACCATCGCTTGTCCCGTCTTGATACGCACCGACATACCTTCACCAGCAGTCGGCGTGTAGACTTCCATTTCGTTTTCAAATCCTGAGATTACACCATCGGGTACGATTCCATTCCAATAGTTAGCCCAATTGGTTTGTTCAATACCCATGACCCCATTAAAAAATCCGTATTTATCGCATTCCGAAGCCATTAGTTCTGCTCCTCCGTATCCATTCGTCTGTCTAAGCCGTATAATTGTTCAAATAAATCAGCAAATTCGCCTTTTTCGTTCTCTCCGATAGTTGGTTTCACTTTTTCCAACCCATTCGAGTACGAGATTTCCACCGTCTTGATTGTTGACGGGAATTTCTTACCATCGATCATGCATGTAACCAAGTCCCCTAATTGCCAATCCACCATGAATTGCAATGAAGGAGTCTCAACCATCGTGGCTGTGAATTTTTCCTTGTAAGCGTTTTCCTCTAAATATTGCTTTCCTTCTTTTTGCAGAAGTTCATCCACTTCCGCTATCGTTACCGTCTCGTCCTCTTCAGTGTCTTCATCGTCTTCCACCACTTTGATATCAGACTTTGTAACGATTTTCTCGATGCGTCCGAAACGTTCGATACTGTCCGCATCTTCCATGTAAATATATCGGCGCACCTTTTTCGGTTTTCCCTCGCTATCCAGCTCATCCCCATCGTAACTGCCTGAACACACCCAGACAGCATTGCATTTCGGCATTTTCAGGGTCTTTTTCCAGCTGCTGATATTTCCAAATTCCGGTGACAAAATCACCGTATCAGTCATATCCCTTTGCATCGGAATGACAATGCTTTTCGCCCCTGTCATTGGATTTCGGTAATACTTCGGATAAATGTTGTTTTCATTGCCATCATCGTCTGTCTCTTTCCCGATTTCCTTGATGACTTCATCCAGCATCTTGTACCTGTAGGCGGATTCAGCCTGTGTGCCATGTCCTAACGCCAAGTCAGATGGAAATGTCAGCCCTGCTATCCTTCTGTCCGGATCTGACGGGAGCGCCTCGCTTCCCATATTGCGTTTAATGTAATATATCTGTCTCCTGTCAGCATATGCATCAGCCCCGTACTTACCAGTCTGCTTATTCTTCACACCCGTTTTGTCTACGATGGAATCCAGAAATGTGATGTTAGTCGGGTCAGGGAATACCAGCCGTCTTGAAAACACAACACTGTCTTCCTTTCCGCTGGCACTCCATGAAACAAGGTTTGCATATACGTTGTTGCACTCAAGGTTCAGTTCCTCAATTTCGCAACACAATATTTCTTTGTTGTTTCTATAAAACACCAGACCGTCCCCAATTTGAAAGTCAACACCGCCTGTAGTCTTCCCTTTCAAAGTGAATTTCGACAGGTCGCCCCAATTTAAGGTAAGCAAAAAATCCGTGTAACGCTCAATAAGCTCTCCACGGATGCCCGTCTCCCTGTCCCTTCTGTAAATCTGGTACTCTCCGTTCATTCCGCAGTCAAAAATCCTTCCGTATATGTAAACGTGCACTTGCTGTTCGGCTGGCTTTCTGAGTTCCTGAAGCGAATCACATTCGTCCCACGTTCCAGATAAAAATCAAGATTACTGTCAGCCGTGATTTTTCCCATGATGCTTGTCTCCACTCCCGTGCTTGAATTTACCTGAACCGCCTTTTTATGGAGCGGTTTCGTTTCAATCAGGACGTAATTCTCACCATCGACAACAATTGAAGGGTCGAATTCGATTTTGCGCCCGGTCAATTCATTGATAAGCCTAATGTTCGCCGCTGAACCTGTGATCGTGATAGTCGGATATACCTTTTGGCTATCCAAATCTACCTCATCACTGCTTTCCAACCCTGCGGATGCCATGTAAACCGAATCTGGGTTCGCATACGCATTGTCATTAATAGGGTCGGTCAGCGGAAGCATATAAAGGGCACTGTAAGTTCCTTCTGTTTGCCCGTCATCATCTTTATCCTTGCTGAAGTCGTAATCCAAATAACTGACCACTTCTCCATTAAGTTCAAAATCCTCCATCATCAGATATCCGCTTTCCACCTCAGGCTGAATAACGTACTTTGTTTCAAAACCGTTGTAAAACAGCGGGTCTGTAGCCTCAAAGGACAGGCTGAATTTCAGTCTCACATTCCCATCACGCACCATCGCATCAAGCCCAGACTTATATATACAATTCAAATATAAGTACGTGCCATCCGTTCGGCGCACCTTCAGCTTACCCCAGTTTCCCATCCGTGATCCAACTTGCAGGAGCTGTGATTTTACTTCCCTGAGGTGCCGCTCAAATTCGATTTTATTATCCAAGTCAACCCAGAAGTAGCATGTCACTGTTCGGCTTTTCAGACGTGACAGAACGATATCCTGTGAACCGTCACCATAAGTCACGACCTCTGTTTCAATTTGAGGCATTTCCATTCCGGTACGTCCGACAAGTTCATGCGCAAAAGAGTTTTCATCATCATCTAAAATGACTTCTTCATTTCTTGCATTGATATACGAAAGTCTAACTGGCAAGGCGCATCTCCTTTCTCCATGTCTCACGGACGGTATCTTCAATCATTTCCTTCATCGCTTTTTCACCAATCATCACACCATTGAAGTTGTTCTCGAAATGCTGGCTGTTATCTGTAGTGCTGCTGTTCGCAGTTCCACCCATTCTGTTGTAATAAACAGCTTCGGCACTGTTCGCAAGTCCATTGAAGGCATGTCGAATATGCGCAATTTCTCCCATTAGTTCGCTGTTAGCAAATACGTTCAGCTGAGATGAACCAGCCCGAATGATTTCAGGGCCGTGCTCACCGACAATAGCGGTTCCATACGGGAAAATAGTTCCGCCGCCCGCTGCAAACTTTGGCGTATTGTCGCTTCCTTCAGGCAAACTTTCACTGGTTTTTTGTGCTTTCAGATCACCAAGATAACTAATAATACGATAGAGCTGGTCTGCAACCCCTTGCGCAGCGGTGAACATTTCCTGCAACACACCGATTACATCCCCAGCCGATTTTTTCAAGCTTTCTACGGCACTCGGAAGACCTGTACGCCAATAACTTCCAAGAAGCAACGATACCTTGTACGTATCTTTGATAAGTTGATAAATCCATCCCCATGTTGTGTAAAGCGTGTTCCCGCCAGATGCGCTCTTTTCACCGTTTTCGTCTTCAGATGTCAAAGCAAGCTTTTTCATGAGCGTATCAATGGACGAACCAAAATCCCCGCCAAAATATTCAGCAAGCTCTTCCGCAGAACCTTTTAGATTACCTAAGAGTGTCGTCAGTCCGGTTCCTTCCTCACCTCCCGTCAAAGCTGTCTGCATAGTCGTCAGAGATGTAGCTACCGTACTGAGTGCTTCGGCGAACAATGTCCACGGTTCTGCATTGAGTTCTGTGCTTACAAGGGTCTGTAACGCCGTCATGACTTCGGGTGTCAGCACCTCGGCTAATTGCTGATACATTTCGGGATTGCCGAACAGGAGGCTCATAAGTCCGCCAGCCCCGGAAGTCTCTTCTCCTTCACTCGTTCCCGTTTCACCGCTTGTTCCAGTACCGCTCCACAGGTTCGCACCAAAAGTCTGAAGCATCGCCTGTTCAGCGGCTTTTTGAATATCAAGCTGTTGCAGTTGTTCGAAGGAAAGCTGTGCAATGTTTTCGCTGAATCCGTTATTGAAAGCAATCATAGCTGAACGATAAACGTCACCGCCCTTACCCTGATTCACTAAATCGATAGCGGAAAGCCTGTTGTCACCTGCGTTCCAGCCCCAAGTGTCCCCGCCCATCAAACCAGCATCCAGTGCGGCTTGCATTTTGTTCAGTGCGACTTTTCTCGCTTCGTCTGATGTGGCATTGTCGTACTCCAACATCGCATAGTCCAACGCCGCCTGACCTTTCGACCGTGGTGTTTCCGTCCCGCCACCTTTCAGGTTCTTCACCGATGTATCCACCGCTTTCAGGTTCGCATCGTTATCAGTCTTGAAATCACCGATAAGATTATTAATAAGGAAGAGCCAGCCCTGTAATGTACTGAGCTGTGATTCCTTAGGAAGGTTATCCAGTTGTCTGCTGAGATTATTGGTTAGCCCATCGGCGAATTCCTTACCGAACAGCCCATCTAATGTCGTTTCCAGATTGGTCATAATAAACTCAGCGTCAAGTGTCCCTGCCATTGCTTGATCGTACAGCGTTGTAAAGGCTTCGGAATCCAGTAGAAACTCCTGCGCTTCCGCAAAGTTGTCAACTGTAACATGATTGAAACTGTCCATCTTGTTGCCAAGGAATTCCATCATCTTTGGCATGACACCATTAAAGAACGCCGCCGTCGTTGCCGAAGGAGCCATACCACCGGATGCAAAGTTCTCTTCCGCTATTCCAAGCGCAGCGACCGCTTCTTCCATGGTCTTTCCAGCTTTCATCTGCCTTGCGATTGCGTTCTCGTACCCGCCAAGGAAGTCTGTGTACATGTCATTCCATGCGTTGAGGTACTCTGTTGACCACCCTGCTTTAAAATCCGTTGCGGGTGTCTCAGATGCTTTTGATGTGAGTAAACCAGCATCGGTGATCGCTGTCACAAGGTCGCCGACGTACTGAATAACCAAATCCTTACTAACACCATCCTTCGTCAGCAAATCACTGTAGGCATTCATGATTTCTTCCGGTAAATCCATCGTCTTCATTGTGTCAAGAATCATCTTTTGTAAATCAGGCAATGAGAATTCATCGGCAAAATTTATAAAACCCTGAAGAGAATTGACATACTTCAGCATTGAGTTTTCATCAATGCCCTGCATATCTGAAAGCACCTTCGGCATATCAGTCTTGAAAAATGACAGCAAATCCATTTCAATTTGATAATAGGCATCAGTTGCGGAAGAAATAGCATCATGCTCTGGCATGAGAGATGAAATAATCGTCTCTTTATAAGTCTTTGCCATTTCAATGATGTCTTCGGCGGATGCAGCTTTGTCCATTTGCGTCTTTAACGCCTCAAGCTGTTCTTTGGAACCGCCAAGCTCTTCAGTGATTTTCAGCATTTCCGCCTTGGCTTCTTCTATCTGCTTCTGTGTCTCAGCGTCATCCCCAGACTCTTCAATTTTGGTAATCGTGTCCAATTGACTCAGAATATTTGTCAGTTCATCATTCTGAGCCGCCATTTCTTTTTCTAATTCGCCTGTTCCAAGGTCGGCATCACCAAAATCATATGAGAACGTTCCAAGTATCGGCAATTCTTCACTCAAAGCCTCTTTATAAGAGCTTTTGTTCTTTGCCATAATATCGGTGATCGTGCTTTCAATTTGCGTATTGGCATCAAGTTGTTTCTGTGCCGCACTTTCAAGCCCTGCTTTTAATTCGGTGTTTCCACTTTCCAGAACAGAAACAACATTCCCAAGCATCGCCAGCAACGTGTCGCTATCTGTAGCCGTGTTGAGCAAAGCCATTATGGATTTACGTGTGGAATCATCCATCCCGATATTCGGCATCCATATATCGATTTGCTTCCTGATAGCGTCGAGATTTCGGTTCTCCTCATTCGAAACCACTTTAGCAAGTTCGTCAATATATGCGCTGTTAAATGATTTCGTCCCTACGGACTCCTGTAATTCCTTTGTCAGTGCATCGCTGGCGCTCATCCACAAAGAAATCTGTTCATCCGTATAAAACAGACTGCTTTCGGGCTTATCAGAAGCGCTGTATTCCTTCTTTGTTTGGGTATCTGTCGCTTCCGTATTACTTTCAACAGCTTTCGTGTTCTGTTGCTGTGATTCGACACTCTGATCTAACTTTGTTGTTATGTCTTCAAGCAGGGACATCATATAAGGGTCTTCTTTGGCCCATGCGTAATTTTGTGCAATGTAATCATCCATCGCAGCTTTACGTTCCGTCGGTGACATGTAAACATTCCGCCCCTCGGCATCTGTCATGGACGATAGAGACTGTGCATAAAAATTACGGATGTTCTTTTCTGCAGACCGATACCATTCTTCAAGATATTGCGCTTCGGCATCGGCTTGAGTCATCTGTGCTGCTTCGTTTACCGTCTTCCAATAATTCTCAAAAGTGCCATACCAGTCTATGTAGGCTTGTCCGCCTTCTTCAAACAGACTTCTGGCTTTCAATTCCCGTTGTCCACCATATACACTCTGGTTACTGATAGTTGCCCAATCACCTTTGGCAGTGTTGAAAGCCGCCATTCTGGCGTTGTTCTCATATAATGCCTTTTCGTAAGCTGTACCGCTGATTTCCCGTTCTTCACCGCCAACTTTCACATTTACGGTGCGACCGCTCAACTGACCTGTCATCTTCAGCCAGCCAGTAATAATTTCATCAATGATGTTCAGGACTCTTGTCTTGAACTCTTCAACTTTCGCCACTACGCCTTCACCGAACAGACGCTCAAGCCCTGCGGTAATATCCACGGAATCGATTACACTGACGATGGTTTCCCAGATACCGCTAAAGAAGTCCTTTATAAATCCCCAAAGGTCGATCCAGAATGATTTGAATGTATCCCAGATGTGCTTGAGCCTTCCCATAAAATGTTGTTGGGCGTTTTCGATTAAGTCTTGATTTCCTGTTATAGCTCCATATACGATTTTCAATAAATCAATAACAAAGTCAAACGGAAGACGAACAATACTTAAAACAAAATCAATGACATCGATCACAACCGCTAAGATGTTGTCGAACCCTTTGATTATTCCATTGATAACTCCCGCTAAAACAGTTCCGAGACCGAGCACTGCTGTAGCCAGTAACGTTCCTGCCGTCGCAACGATTCCAACGACCGCCATGATGAAAGGCTGTAAGGTTTCAAGCAAGCCTTTGAATTTCGGTACGACATTTTCAATGATGCCATTTACGACATTTGTGATGGATTTTTTGATTGTGTTTATAATATTGACAATCAAATCTCCGAAATCAATAAACTGTCCTAATATCGAGAAACCAACCGCAAGAAGTCCAATAATGATATTTACAGGATTTGCAATTGCGGAAATAATTGAGGGGATTACCGCAAGTATTTTCGGGATAGCTGAAATAAAACCCCAGACAGCAGGAAATCCTTCGAGCCATACCCAAATCGAAGCGATGCCTACTCCAATACCGCCAACAGCCTGAACAATTCTGTCAATCCAGTCGTAAATGGTCTGGATCGTTGACAGAACACCTTCGGGAACAATTTCCTGAATTTTTCCTTTGACGTTGTTCAATGCTTCAGTCGCTTCCGCTTTGAAATCAGTCCAAACTTTACTAAGCAGCCCCTTGATTCCACCTTCATCAAAAGCTTTTTTCATATCATTGAAGTAAGAAATGATATTTTGAACAACACTTCGCGTATTATCAAAAGCTGTGCCTATCCATTTGAAGACACTCTGGATTCCGCTTGTCAATCCGGTCGTAAACTCAGCACCGAACAGGTCGTTCAACAGTCTGCGAATGACAATAATTTCATCAGAAAAGGCTTTACGGAAATCCTCTCCTATCTTGCTGAATAGCCCTGTCAATCCACCGCTTGCGAATGTCGCTTTGTATTCTTCTACTTTCGCTTTGATATTCGCTTTTGTCTTTTCAAGCTGCGCTTTGATATCAGCATCGATTTTATTGATAACACCAGTTACACCATCTTTACGGAATGTTTCAAGCAAGCTGTTCCCGTAAACCAAAATGTTATCAAAAGTCTGCTTCGCCTGATTGAATATCGGAGTAAATATATTGTTTCCATGAAGAGAGGCGAACCTGAACAGCGTTTCTGCTCTGCTGAAC